GACACCCAAGCCAAGGCTGGCGATCGTTTGATCATCAACCTGCCAGGTGGGCGGGCTGAAGGTCGAACTGTGCAAAGTGTGAACGGTCGCGCCGTGACCGTGACCACCAACTACAGCGAAGCACCACTGCCACAGCTGCAATGGGCGCTTGATGCCGACGATCTGGCGATCCCGCTGTATCGCGTGTTGCGGACCAAGCGCACTGCCGAGGGCGACTTCGAAATCAGTGCTCTGCAGTACGACCCAAGCAAGTTTGCATTCATCGACACCGGCGCGCGCCTGGAAGAGCGGCCAATCAGCGTCATACCGATCACCGTCGTTCCTGCGCCGGCCAGCGTTACGGTCACGTCGACCTCGGTTGTCTCCCAGGGCATCGCCGTCGCCACCATGACCATCACCTGGCCAGCAGTGAACGGCGCAGTCGGCTATGACGTGGAGTGGCGCAGGAACAGCGGCAACTGGATCAAGCTGCAGCGCACCGGGATGACCAGTGTCGACGTGGTGGGCATTTACGCCGGTGCTTATGTGGCTCGTGTCCGCGCGGTGAGCGCCTTTGACATCTCGTCGATCTGGCGCAACTCGATCCTGACCAATCTGAAGGGGAAGGAAGGCTTGCCGCCGGCGGTGGCGTTCCTGACAGCCACACCGCTGCTGTTCGGCATCTACCTGAAGTGGGGATTCCCGGCTGGCGCAGAGGACACGCAGCGGACGGAAGTCTGGTACGGCCCGACGACCAGCCTGGACGCCGCCACCAAGCTGACAGATCTGTCGTACCCGCAAAGCGATTTCTCGATGCAGGGTCTGGCCGCTGGCGTGACGTTCTTCTTTTGGGCGCGCCTGGTGGATCGGATCGGTAACATCGGCCCTTGGTATCCACTCGGGATCGGTGTCATGGGCCAGTCGAGTTCCGACGCCTCCGATATCCTCGATATGCTCGCCGGCAAGATCTCCGAGACGGAACTAGGACAGGACCTGCTGGACGAGATCGAGAAGATTCCCGGTCTTCAAGAGCAGATCGACGCGCTGGACGGCCTCAAGGGTTACGACCCAGAAACCACCTACGTTGAATACGATCTGGTTGTGGTTGGCAAGCGCATCTATCAGGCGACTGGTGACGTGCCGCTCGAAACCCCGCCACCGAATGAGAACTTCTGGCTGGATGTCGGCCAGACCGTTGAGACGGCCAAGGGACTGGCGCAACAGGTCGCGACCAACACTGCCGAGATCACCGAGCTCGACGGCGTGGTCACTGCCCAGGCGACGGCCTTCCAAGCATTGCGGGCATCATCTCGTGACGACAATGGCGAAGGGGATCTTGCCGATGCGCTGAAGGGCTGGTCCAGTACCGCAGCGATCGCTTCGGAATCCAAGGTTCGCACCTCTGAAAACGAAGCGATGGCGCAGCGGATCACTACCTTCGACGTCGCTATCGGCGAGAACGCGGCGAACATCACCGAGCTGGAACAGGTGGTCGCCACCAACGAGTCAGCGACCGCGACGAAGATCACGCAGCTGACAGCGTCGGTCGGCGAGAACACCTCCGCCATTCAGGAGACAGCGATCGCCTACGCAGACACCAGCGGAAAACTGTCGACCATGTGGTCGGTGAAGATGCAGATCACTGCTGGGGGGCAGTACGTCGCCGCCGGCATCGGTTTGGGCATCGAGAACACCGGTGCGGGCCTGCAAAGTCAATTCCTGGTGAGTGCCGATCGCTTCGCCATCGTCAACACCATCGCCGGCGGCGCCATCTCGGTTCCGTTTGCGGTGCAGGGTGGCCAGGTGTTCATGAACTCGGCGTTTATCGAGAACGGCTCAATCAACATGCTGAAGATCGGCGACAACTTGCAGTCTGACAACTACGTTGCCGGCACTACAGGTTGGCGCCTGACTAAGGCCGGGGTGTTCGAAATCAACGGCAACGTTGCTGGTGCCGGCCGCATGACCATGACCAACAATGCGCTGAAGGTTTACGACGCCAACGGTGTTAAGCGCGTGCAACTGGGGGATCTCAACGTATGAGTTTTGGAATGCGAACCTGGGGTGCCGATGGAGTCCTTCAGTTCAACACTGACACTGCGACCTGGAGGATCGTGCTGTCAACGGTGGTTTCGTTTGCGGGCGCGGCAGGAAAAAGCACTCAGCCATTTTCTGTACCTGGCTGCAATGCAAATAATGCGGTTGCCATTGTTCTCCCGATCGGAGCAGCAGCCTCCGACGACCGCCAGCTTGAAACAGAAATGACTGATGGGACTGTCTACGTCAGGAACTACATCAATGGTTACGCCGGGCTGATGTTTTCACACAGCACGATGAGGTTGATTGTCATGAGGTGGTACTGATGGCGGGATACGGACTGTCGGTTATAAACGATGGCGGCGTGGTTTCCATTGACTCGGAATACGCCAGGCTATGCGTCCTTCAGGCAGGAAGGTATTCGGGAGGGGCGGGAAGCGCGGGAGTATCGTTCAGTCCCGCAATAACAACACAAGAGCCACCGCTTATATTCCTGCGGCCGGATAACAATGGAGGCCTTGTCACCATTGGCTGCAGCATTTCGGGAGCACCCGGAAATTGGACCGGCATGACCATCACCGGCCCCACAACGTACGCCCCATCAGGTAAATATTTTGTGGGTGGATTCGCTGCATCGGCCACGGCGGCGTTCGGGATGCGGCTTTGGGACGGCGCCAGTAAGCTGCTGTTCGATAGCGGCACACCATCAGCAGTATTCACTAGGTTTTCTCAGAATTGGACCTATGTAAAGTCCACTCAGGATGCGCAAGGATTTTATATAAATTGGTATTCTTCGCCCTTCAGTTCGTCGGTCGATGAATATCTGATGATTAATAATTCGGGTATGCGAATGGTGTCCGGTGACAATATTGGACGGATCACTGGCATTACATATGACTTCTCCCAATCTCAACTTTGGTTTACTACCACTGCCTTGAATAACCCGTTTATCTTTTCATTACCAGCCGTCTTCGCAAAAATTATTGCTTAAACAATTTCTTATAGGGATTCATTTATGCCTTGGTATAAAGCCGGGACGGTTTCTGTCACCCTAAATTCCAATGCTGTCATTGGCGCGGGAACAGCTTTCATTGCTAATAGTCGAGTTGGCGATGCCTTTCGGGGGCCCGACGGCGGCTGGTACGAAGTCACCAACATCTCCAGCGATACCGCGATGTCGATCTCGCCAAACTACCAGGGTGCGACCAATGCCACCGGTATCTACGCGCTGGCGCCGATGCAGGGCTACGTCAAGGATTCGGCCGATGCGCTCCGGTCGCTCGTCAACACTTACGGCGTGAAGCTGGCAGCGCTGGGGACCACAGGCAACTATGATGTGCTGCCTGTTACGAAAGGCGGAACTGCTGGGAACACACCAGAGTTGGCGCGAGCAGGGCTGGAACTTGTAAAGATGTCAACAAAAGATGATATGACTGGAGGTCGTGTCATCACGGTTAATGACTTTGGGCTAGGCGCGCCTATCAGCGTATCAAATGTCAACGTCGACACTATCCAAACGTTCGGCTATTACTACGTTCAAAATGCGACAATGACGCCGTACCCAAATGGCTGGCTCTTGGTTCAACCGATTAGCTCTAGCTATTGCGCTCAATCGTTTATCAGCGAGCTAGATGGAAAGCGCTCAACGCGAACGAAGCGGTCTACATGGGATGCTTGGACCCCTACGGCAAGAGGTGGTGCAAACTCTGATATCACATCGCTTCTTGGGTTAACTACGGCGCTATCCGTGTCGCAGGGCGGTACAGGCGGAACAAGCCAGTCTACGGCCAGAACAGGGCTGGGCCTGGGCTCCGCCGCTGTTGCTCCGATTGTTGGCACTGCCTCCCAATCGGGCGGAATACCTACCGGCGCCATCTTCGAACGCGGGAGCAATGCGAACGGGGAATGGACCAAGTTCGCAGACGGCACGATGATTTGTCGTGGCTTGAAGGACTTAGGGACGCAATCATTTATTGCTGCGGGAAACGTTTTCTACACGGGTGCGTTCTCGGGAATATCTTTCCCGCAGGTATTCTCAAGTCCCCCAGAAACCTGCATCAGCATAATTTCATCTGGCGGTTTAGCTTGGGCTTCGCAAGGTTCGGCATTTCCAACTACGACTGCGACGCCTGGTTTTTTCATTCTAAATCCAGCAGCTTCATCCATCATCGTAACAGCGATGTGGACTGCAATAGGGCGGTGGTACGCATGAAAATTATTCTTTCGCCCAAGGGCAACCTTCCAGACGTTGAAGTAAATAAGTTGGGGAATAGCCTCACGATAAACGGGGAACTGTTCGATTTCTCTCAGATGGCCGAGGGCGACACTTTGCCTCGGGAGGCAATCCTCTCGAATTGGTTTGATGACGGCGCGATTGTCATTGATGGTGAACTTATTTTGACGATGGTCCTGCCGCTACCTTGGAATTACAG